ATTCCTTTAGTCGTCACAGAACCGGCGCCCTCGCGTTGGAACTGAACGATCTGCACAATATTTTGATATTCCATTGCCGCTAGAGTTCTCTGCGGCCCAAGAATAACAAAACTTCTGCCGATACCAAGTTGGTTGCAACGTGTCTTCAACGCGCTGATTTGTGTAAGAAGCCAAACGCCAAGTTCGCCATTATCGTAGGTAACAACTGTATCATTACCATTACTATCCGGCGGTAATGGTACTGCTGTCGAACCTTGCGCGTTGATGAGTCCTTCTCCATTAACAGGATTAAGACCATAAAGAAGCGCGTTGCGTGCAAGCTGGAAGTGTCCTTGTCTCATGCCGAGACGCTGCGCCTCAACCATATTGAGACCCCACTGCCCCATAGCAGCTGTGTCATGATGATCGTATTCCGCACGCACCCTCAGCAAATAACTTGCTGTAGAAATCATCGAGAGCGCAACGCTAACGCTGGGTAATTGATTATAGGCAGCTTGCCCAGCAGCCATCCGCGTGCGAACATCGAGGCGCTTCATATAGACGTAGAGATCACCATCACTCAATCTGACAAGAGGATCAGCTCCAGCCAAAGTGTTAAAGGCCCCAGATGCTTGCACATATGGAAGAATGATACCGGGTTCCACGAACGACGGATTGACAATTACATAAGAAGGAGTGGCGCCAGCCATTGTAAGTTCACCTCATGATTGGAGGCGGGGTGCGCCTCAGTTGCGGATGTTGTCGATTAGATCTCCAGAAGAACGCAGCTACCTTGTCTATTCCAATTTGCAAAGCCAGTTGCAGGATTATAGACAACAGTCATCGAATTACCGATATTGTATCCAATAATATTTATCGACGCTGGAAGCACAATTCCAGCAGCAGTAGAAATCCAACTATTAGCAATATTGAACATAAAGCCTGCTGGTAATGGTCCAACAGGAAGTCCAGGAGGAGCAACCAACACAGGAAGTGCAGGGTCCATTGCAAAGGCAATACGCGCTCTACTACCAAGTCTATAGAAATTGACAAGCATTCCGACATCTGCTTGTTGTACTTGACTTTGCGGACTATTAATCATAGCATGATTTTGATTAAACACACTAAATCCAGTTAGTGTACCGCCAACAGCAGCACGAGAAATAACGTTTTGCAATGATGAATCTGCCAAATATCCAGTAGGCGGAAGATTCTCAGCGATAGGAATTCCACCAAACATCGGCAGAGTTTCAGTCTGTGCTAGTTGACCTCCTGTCAACTGAAATCTGACAGCAGGATCGTCCATAGCCATACCTTGAATCATACCATCAAGGCTTACGGTAAAAGTACCCGCAGCATTAGTGGTAATTACGGGGTTAATGGAGATTGTCATAGCAGAAGAACTCCTTAATGGTTAAGAACGCTCCTGTTGCGCTCAGTTGTGGTTTCTGATGCCAGCAAGCCTTCGTTTCGGAGAAGTAAACTGACTCATCCAAGCAGATGGCTTACCAACGAACGTCTTAATTTTACGCCCTGTGGCATCTTCAGAAACGATCTCACGAAGGAAATCTTCTCCAGCATCAACAGGATGCAGCCCAGCTTGTTCAGCATCGGCATAAATCGTATTTTCAATATTGCCAAATGCTGTATCATCTGCGATGACTTTAAGGTCAACGGTCTTCCATGCAGCTGAGTGTTCTTTCAACTCATTTGCAAGACGACGGCGATAACCCATAAGAGTTTCACCATCGAGCGCGCGTGGAGCGCGCTTCCCATGCATAGAATAGATGCGATCAGCTCTGACTTGTGAGTCAGCAATAGCCGCATAATCTGCATCAGTCATCTGCTTGGGCAGGCGAGATTCAACATCTGCAATGCGTTTTCTGACCGCTTCTTCTGCATCGGCTCTGGCTTTGGCCGCTGCATCAGTTTTCTTCTTTTCTTCTTCTTCTTCAGCATCCTTCTTGGCTTTATCGGCCTTAGCCTTTGCTTCGGCATCGGCCTTTTCACGCTCTTTTTCGTCCATATCCTTGCGAGCGCGTTCAGCATCCTTACGCGCTTGTTTATCAGCGCGTCTCTTAGATTCATCGGCTAAAGCTGCCAGCACTGAATCCATCTTGGCATTCAAAGCTGCATCAGCTTTCTTCTTTTCTTCTTCTTCATCAGCATCTGCTTTGGCTTTTGCCTCAGCATCTGCTTTGGCCTTATCAGCATCAGCCTTCGACTTTGCTTCATCTGCTTTCCTGGCGGCTTCCAAGGCGGCCGCTTTGTCATCATCTGCCATAACTAAATCTCCGACCGTTGAAGTTGATACACCGCTAGGCGCATTACCCTTATCCCAAACTCCTTGAAAGCATATGGCTATATGATCTAAAAGTTTAGGCTTGCCTTCAATTAGTAATTTTTTACCACTCTTTAATCTTATTTTCTGATCTTCACCTGTAAGAACAACACAAGGTGAAGTCGATAATTGATTTTCTTCCATTAATTTTGCGGCATGTTCGTCCCAAACTTTGACGACTGCCCATACTTCATCACCCTTAATATATGGAATAAATACTGAACCTACATTTCTATCAACATATTCTTTTGTAGTTAAAGTAGATGTTCCAGGATGTTCAAATATTACAGGGAGCCCATTGCATCTCTGTAAAAATTCATCATTTAAATAAATGTCCTTGTCGCGCCACACATGCTCTTTGATTCCTGACCGATATGATAATCCAGTTCCTGTAATTCTAATATTAAACAAAGTAAGATTGGCATAATGTTGTGGTGAAGTTAACTCACCTTCCGACATTAATTTAGCAATAGTTAATTCATCACCAAAATACTTCTTTAAAGTAACAACTAAACCAGGATGTAAGGGCTGTGGTGGATTGTCTAGAGGCGCCCATACATACGATAAATGTTCTTCATCAAGCTTAGGAGGCGTAAATTTCTTATCTATTTCTTGGATAAATGTGATATAATCTACGGTTTTAGTAGAATTTTCACTATCTCCTTCCTGAATATTTACTCTTCTAGAGAGCTCAAAAAGTTCTCCTGAAGGATAAAATCCAATCTCTTCCGAACATTCTCTAATAGCTGCGTTTTGGGAACTTTCTCCATTTTCTCGTTTGCCACCTGGTAGGTCATAATATCCAGGAAAATTTCCGTATTCCGATCTTTCAAGAAATAATGATTTCTTGTCAGGGGTAACAAATAAGATCCCGGCTGCATAGATGGTCTCCATTAGGAAGCATTCTTTTTGCCCAGCAACCCCGGATCATCTTGCGTGTCAGCTTCTGACTCGGTCTCGTCATCATCATCTTCTGGTTTTTCTAGTGCATCTTTGCGTGATGATAAAAACTCATCAAGCAGAGCGTCTAGTTTCTTGATCTTATCTGGGTCGCAAGGCATATATCACCTTATATATCCTGAGAGGAGTAAAACAACCAAAATAATAAGAAGGATACCAACAATGCCAATGCCTGTATTTCCGAATCCATAGCCAGGCTGCCAAGGTGCGCCTTGATAAAAATGTGGTGCAAATCCTCCAAATAATACTAAAATAAGAATTATGAGGAGTATAAGACCAAGTGGGCTCATTGTACTTCAGTCGTCTGTTGAGAAGGAAGGCGTTTAGCGTTCTTCCTAGCTTCTACTTCTTGGAGATAATCGAAAACTGCCGCTTCTAATTGATCCGAATCAACACGAGTTCCACCACTTTTACCTAGTGGACCCATTTTAAACGAAGGTTTACCTGGAACGCCAGCTCCAGCGCCACCAGTTCCTTCTTGTATTGGTGGCTTAAACGCAGCCAATTTCTTGTAATCAAGTATAAGCGGAGATGGAAAAAGTACCTTCAAATCATTAAAATTATCTGCTGCCCACTCATAAATATCTGCTTTATTCTCGTCATCAGAGATGGGAAGCATTAATTCAAGCATAGAAAGTATGGAGCGCAGCTTAACATTGGCAACTTTAATCTTTTCTGAGTCAGGTTCAGTCAGCAATGATGGCCAAATCGCAATAAAGTGATTTGACCATTCGGTAAATGCCTGATTATAGCTCTTTTTTCCCCAATCCTCAGGGAAATCATTCTGTACTGTCTCGTAAAATTCGATATTCCAAGCCCTATATTGCACTATTTTAGTGAAAAAATTGTATAATTGCTGCATTGATTCACGTAATTTGTCAATGTAGCGCGCTATAGACTTCGCATCTTCCTCACCTTCAGCAAAGGCAACAGCTAATGTCTCGCTATTCACTAATTTTGCTGGCATTCCAGCTGCTGCTGCTATATTTTCTAGTATATTCTTCCGTGCTGACCGTGCAGAGGTATCTATATTTTGAAGGTTTAGTGATTCTATCTCTTCTTCTGTTGAAATATTTATTACAGAACCATTAACAGCCTCCTTCAACATGCCTCTTTTGATGCCAGATATCTGCTGCATCACATTATTAATAATAGAACCAGGCGCTTTCATCTTGGCGATGATTACGCCAGCCTTTTTTGTTACTAAATCATCTGTAATCATGCTCTGGAGGAACGATTTTAATGGAAAAAGCGCCCGTTGGTAAACGGAGCGCCCCACATAACCCCAGGCAGATGTCGTATAATCTAAATAAATGGGATCTTCGTTCTGATATATGCAAGTTCTGTTAACATGATAGGCTTGACCTTGCACAGAAATCGTAATTGGCTTCAAAAATATCGGAGAATTAGGATTTTGGTTTAAAACTAAGCTTCCAGCGGTATTTAAAGGGTCAAAAACGTTAAACATTATTGGTTTATTGGCTAAAGTTGCAAAATCTAATGGTTTTGTTGGATCTTCACTCGGAATCATCGCTGCTACAGAGGCAATTCCATAAACTCTTGCTAATCTTACCACATTTGCAATGATTCTGTCTGCATCTATCCTTTGCCACTCATCTGTAAAGGCTTTTCTCACCCTATCTTCTGGAGATCCAGGGATATTTATGCTGCGCCCCTGTGATTGCGCTAATTGAACCGGCACATCTACTAGTTTGGCCCCTAAAGGATGATATGAGTATATCAGTTTACACAATTCATAGCTGGCAGATGAGCCAAGTTCGATATTATCGGCCATTAAAATCTTCATTAATGGCGTGCCTAATGGCGAACCATTAAACATTCCATTATAACTACCAGCCGGTTCTATGCTTAGGTCGGCCATTTTCTTTTATTTTAGAAAATTGATGCGCGGAGGAGGCTGTCAGTCCTCCTTGCCAGTTCACAGAATGTTAATTCATCCCGCCGTGCACCATTTCAAGTGTTACCTACGTCGTGTAGGATCGACTTCTGGTTGTCCACCAGGGCGCTGCGGAGGCGTCCCACCAATGCCACCAGCCGGCGGCTCTGGAATAGTGATCACAACGTAACGATAACCCACACCGGAAATCGCCACGAGTGCAATCGCCTTGCCACCAGGAATTTCTGGAGGCAACGGTGGCCAGATCGTGCCAGGAGGCGGATCAGTCGGAGGCGGTCCTTCACCTTCAACAGGAGGCAAGCTATTGTCAGGTTTGCCAGGAATAGACGGGAAAATCGGCAAACCATGACCAGGTCGTTCTGGACGACCGCCTACACCCCAACCCGGATCAACCGGTAGTCCACCACCACCCGGAGGTCGTGGCCAAGTATGCGGAGGTCGCGGAGGGCGATTTCCAGGACGTTCCGGCCAGAAATGACCACCACCAGGCAAACCTTGACCCGGACGGCCTTCCTCAAGACCCCAATCAGGATCGACAGGACGACCAGGACGACCTCCCCAACTAGGAAGATGACCAGGACGCTCAGGACGGCCAGGACGCCCACCACCAGGAAGTCCTTGATCCGGATATTCCTCATCCGGCTCGTCGATTTCAGGCAATTCACCTTCATCGATACCGTAATCAGGATCAACCGGACGACCCCAACGATCACGTCTCTTAATAATTCTTAGAAAACCAGCAACTCTAGGCATTCCTCTTCTCCTCTGTTATGACCCATATTGGGCCGGGGTTAGTCTGGATCTTCAAGCGCGAAGCGCCCCAGACAAAAGTGCAGGGTGGTATCTGATCGACTAGGAGGCCGAGACGCGCTCAATTGTCGTGAGCTGGGAGGTACCGCTACGACAATTTCACCCCTGCAAAAGCTTAAAATGGTCGACGTGGTCTGTGCGGTGTAGGTTGTTCTGCATCAGAATTAGGTGGTTCAACCGGCGGCTCAACTGGCTTATTCGCCTGTTCGTTCTGATATTGAATCGAATAAGCAATCGCTTTTTTCAGCGCGGTCTGTTGAGCAGCGAAGCGTTTCCTTTGCTCACTTGTCATTTTTGTCTCCTAGGCAAATAGGTCAATTCCTGTTATTTCTGCCACTCTAGAGTAGCGCCCATGTTTAAAACTTGGATGTTTTTTACCAGAATAATCTGGCATAGTTCCATCTCTATTCATATCTAAATTATTCTCACTATAAGTTTTCCAACTAAGATGTCTATAATTAATGCACAAAGGATTATGACAAGGCCCATGTGCTGCTACATACTTTTTACTTGGTCTAGGTCCATATCTAAATTCACAAACCCACGCCGGAACTGTTTGAATTTTACCGTTAATAACTAATTGGCCATATTTACCATTACCAGTACATCCATATGGCCAGATAACGCATTCATCTGTTTCATCATGAATATGTGTTCTAAACCATATTAATTGTTCTGTATCGCCATATCTCATTGCTACCTCACCAAGCGCCCGGATCTCCCAGCGCAATTGCTATCCCGTATGTAAAACAGTCTACCAGATCATCCTCCTGATCCGGTACGCCGACATTAAATGAATGTACTTGCTTTAAAAGGTGATTGGCATGCCTTCCTTTAAAATCAACTGTTTTCCTGTATGCATATTCACTATACTTAGCCTTGCCAACAGATACATAGCCAGAAGCATTAAGCGCCCGAGGTTGCTTTCCGAGTTGAACAAGCTTAACATCAATACCAGTTGCAAGAAAATTACGACGATTAAGCTGTTGGAGGAGGACAATTCCTGAACCTTTTTCTTCTATAAAGGCACCTATTGAGCCCCTTCTGGCATGATACCTAGTCGCAAACTCTTCCATACGTAAATAAACACCTGGCATCCAATCTATCAACAAATCAGCAGGCACTTGTAAAATATCATAGTCTAAGATTGTTAGCGGCGCCTCAGTTTTGTATTGGTTCAACGCCCAATAGATAACTGCAGTGGCATCATGTTTGGCATCTGCTTTAATACCAGTATCAATAGTGCAGTATATGCAATCATTCCAATCGTAAGGTTCAACAGGTCGCCCATCTACTAACAAATCTTTTTCGAGAAAGAATGTACCGCCTGGAGGTTGAGGGTCTTGCTGATATAGTGAAGCAAAGTCTCTTTCACCCAAAATTCTGCGCTTCCTATTTAGAGCGTCTTCATCTTCCCATTGCGGCCAAAGAGCTTCGCCCACTTTACGTGGAGGATTTAAAGGATCATTAGCAGTAGCAAATGCTGGCAGATTTATAACATGCCATTGATCGCCACCTTTTTCCATCTCATGCAAAAGCATACCACCTAGATCATCAAGATGCCATCGTGTCATAATTAGTATGATACGTGCATCAGGCTTTAAGCGAGTAACTAAATCAGATTTGTACCATTCCCAGGTTTTTTCTCTAACGGTTTCTGATTCAGCATCCTCGCGAGACTTAACTGGGTCGTCAATAAGAGCAAGATCAGCTCTACGACCTGTGATAGCTCCTCCCACGCCAGCAGCAAAATATTCTCCGCCAGCTGTTGTTTCCCATCTAGAGGCGGCACGATTTGATTCATCTAGCGAATATCCAAGTACATGTGACTTTGCAAGGATGAGATTACGAACTTTTCGCCCGAAGCGCTCAGCTAATTCTCCAGTATGTGAGCACCCGATTATGGAACTACGTGGAAATTTCTTAAACCAAAACGGCGGCAAAATCATACTAGAATAAGTAGACTTCGCACTGCCAGGAGGCATTAATACCATTAAGCGATCTATTTTACCAGCAATAACCTCTTCTAATTTTTCTATCAGAAATAAGTGATGTCGAGCAGGCTCGTAGCCAAAATCACTAACACACTCTTTACTCCAATCTTCCAGACTGACACGACAGCGGCGCCACCACTTTTCGGTGATGAGTTGCTTGTATCGTTTTCGCCGGAGGTGATCGAGTTGGGAAGGTTGTTGTGCAAGAGACAATGGCGATTCATTTTGTTTTGTGTAAGCAGCAGCAGTCGGGGTGGGATAATTCCCTGATTTCTAAACTACTTAAAT